ATATGTGGTCGGTGGTAACGGCAGTTACCTCGAAGAAACACACCAGCATTTTGTGATGATTTTAAAGGAAGACGGTACGCAGCAGACTGCGCTTGTCACTATGAAATCAACTCAGATGAAAAAGTCCAGAAAGTGGAACTCTATGATCCAATCACGCGTCATGAACGGTGCAAACGGGGCGTTTACTCCGCCGCGATTCTCGCACATTTACCACTTAAAGACTGTTTCGGAAGAGAACAGCAAGGGCTCTTGGCATGGATGGGAGATCTCGTTGGAAGGTCCTATTGAGGACGCTAACTTGTATAAAAGTGCGAAAACCTTTGCTCAGTCGATCATGAAAGGCGAAGTTAAGGTCAAGCATGAGTCTGAAGAAACAAACAGTAGTGATATTCCGTGGTAACTAGGGGGCGCTATGCGCCCTCTTCCCCGAGATAATAAAATATGGAACACGCAAAAAGATTTGCGGGGATATTTGACGGCCTAAAACTAGCTTACGGTACTTATCGTATTGACCGGGCGGCTTCAAACGGGAAGCAACAAGGGAAAGCTGGTGTAGTTAAAAACCCTAGGACGCAGGAGACGTGGGAAGGACACCTCTCTGGCAAGGGTGATGCTATAGGTATCATTCCGATCAACGAAGACAACAGTTGCAAATGGGGCTGTATCGACGTTGATCAATACCCGCTAGACCATAAAGAATTGATTGATAGAATCCGCAAGATGAAACTGCCGATGGTTGTCTGTCGCAGCAAGTCGGGCGGCGCGCATTGTTTCTTGTTTACTTCTGACTGGATCTCTGCGAAACAGATGCAGGAAACGTTGAAGCATTCTGCTGCGGCCCTAGGTTACGGCGGATGCGAGATTTTTCCTAAACAAATCAAACTGTCTTTAGAACGTGGTGATGTCGGCAACTTTTTAAATATGCCTTACTACGACTCTGAAGACGGCTTGCGTTATGCTGTAAAGGACGACGGTCAATCGGCAACGTTAGAAGAATTTTTTGAGCTGTATGAACAGTACGTTCAAACGCCCGAGCAAGTCTCTGCGCTTACTATTGAAGACCAAACCGACTCTAATATTATTGTAAAGGACGGCCCTCCGTGTCTTCAGACACTATGTTCTCAAACCATAAGTGAGGGAGGTCGTAACAACGGCTTGTTTAACATTGGCGTCTATTTACGGAAAGCATATCCAGACAGTTGGGAGTCAGAGATTTTAGTTTATAACGCTAAATACCTGAACCCTCCGTTGCCTCTTAACGAGGTCAACCTTGTAGCGAAACAGCTTCAAAAAAAGGAGTACGCTTACAAGTGCAAAGACGCCCCGATCTGTGATTATTGTAATGCCGACGTGTGTAGAACACGGAAGTTCGGTATTGACGCAGCAGTGTCGGGTGCGACTATCGCAAACCTACGCAAATACAACTCGACTCCGCCTGTTTGGTTCATGGATGTAAACGGTCAGCCGTTAGAGCTAGACACCGATGCCTTAATGAATCAGATGGCTTTCCAGCGGGCGTGCGTAGAGCAGTTAAACTTTATGCCAAAATCGTCACCTAAGCCTTCGTGGGAAGGAAAAATCAATCATCTATTAACCGAGATGTCCGATACCGATGGCTCCATTGTCGAAGTATCTCAGGACGCTAGTATCTCCGGTCAGTTTTACGATTTGTTGGAAGAGTTCTGTAACGACATGCAGAAAGCGGAAAACAAAGAAGAAATACTGTTAAGACGTCCGTACACGGATGAAGATGAGAACCGCACATACTTTAGGCTTAAGGACTTTACTGCGTACTTACATAAGAATCGTTTCTTTGATTTTAAGTCTCATAAGATTGCTCAGCGACTACGCGATATAGATGGTAGTGCAACGTCGGTTAAAATCAACGGCAAAGCCACGCGCGTATGGACTATTCCGGCATTTCAAAGTTACTCGACGTCCGTTAAGACGCCGAACCTCGAGACTAAACAAAGTGAGGCGCCTTTTTAGTGTTTAGGATATTTGGTCCTCCAGGAACAGGTAAGACTACCAAGCTCTTAAACATGGTAGATCAGGCGCTATCAAATGGGGTAAACCCTCAGGAGATAGCGTTTCTTGCTTTTACTCGTAAAGCCGCTTCTGAAGCTAAAGAGCGCGCTGCTGAGCGTTTTAACCTTAACCAAGACACAGATTTGTTTTACTTCCGGACGCTTCACAGCCTGACGTACAAACTGCTTAACTTAAAAGAGAAGGACCTAATGCAAGCCGCTCATTTTAAAGAGCTTAGCGAACGTATAGGGTTTCAACTCAACAAAATCAAACAGGTAGAAGTAGAAGACGGAAAGTCAGGGATAACGGAACATCCTATCTTGTCGATTATAAACTTAGCACGTCTCAAGAAAACCGATCTTAGAGCTGAATATAACTTAAGCAACATACACAGCACGTGGGAAGAAGTGCTGTACGTATCCGAGTGCTACGCCACGTACAAGTCGGCCAACCGATTAGTAGATTACACAGACATGCTTCGCTTGTTTGTAGAAAACTCAGATCGGGTGTGCCCTACGTTCAAACTTTCGTTCTTAGACGAATCACAAGACCTTTCACCGTTACAATGGGACATAGCTCATGCCATCGATAAAAAATCCGAAAGAATGTACTGTGCAGGTGACGACGATCAAGCCATCTACCGCTGGGCTGGGGCAGACGTCGATCACTTCATTAACCTCCCAGGAGGAAGCGAAGTTCTCAGTCAAAGCTACCGGGTCCCTCGGTCAGTCCACAGTCTTGCTGAGCGGATCGTCAGCCGTATCCATCACCGTTTCCCCAAGCAGTACAATCCCAAAGAAGAACAAGGGTCTGTCCAAAGAATCTACGACATCCGAGGAGTAGACATGTCCGAAGGGTCGTGGCTTGTGATGGCTCAAGCCAACTATATGCTCACGGAGTTAGCCTATGAGCTTAAGTCTATGGGTTATTTGTTTGAGCGTAACGGCTCACGGAGCATATCTAATAGCTTATCTACTGCGGTAAACAGTTGGGAACGCGTCCGTAACGGCGGTTTAATCCACGTGGAGTCTGCTCAGATAATTTATAAATACATGTCTAGCAACGGTGCCCGAATAAAACGCGGTAAGAAAAGAATAGTGGGTAAGGACGATGCCTTGCTTTCTTTTGAAATGCTTGTGGAAAATCATGGTTTGTTAGTTTCTAAAGATATGCCGTGGTTTGAAGCTCTCGATAAAATACCGGACAACGACCGGATATATATCACAGCTCTTTTGCGTAGAGGTGAGAAGTTTAACGCAGTGCCTCGTATTAAACTGTCCACGATTCACGGAACTAAAGGGGGCGAAGCACAGAACGTTGTTATCTTTACGGACCTAACAAATGCCGCACAAAACAATCCGGGAGATGATTTGCATCGCGTATTTTACGTAGGCGTGACTCGCGCCATGGAAAACCTTTTTATTGTTGAACCCCAAGATTTCTCTCGAGCTTATAATTTATGAAAAAACAAGATATAGACCCATTGTATTACAGCACCTGCCAAAAGTGCGGTAATGGTAAAGCGACTGCCGTCGTAAACGTGAAAGAAAACAAAAGACTTGGATGGTACTGCGCTGAGTGTCAAAACTTTTCTGAAGCTATTTTCAGAGAAACCACCTGGAGAAATGATAGTGGCAAATAACAAACTACAGATGGCTATGTTTCCTCCAAAATCAGACTGGCTTCCACCGGAGCATCCGTTCCCTGACGCGGTCCTGGAAGCAAAAGAAATAGCCATAGATGTCGAAACACGCGACTCGGACCTTAAGACCTTTGGTCCGGGTTGGCCTACCAAAAACGGTGAAGTCGTGGGCTACGCTATAGCGGTCCCAGGGTGGAAAGGCTACTTCCCGGTTAATCATCTTGGCGGCGGCAATATGGACGCACGGCAAATAAACAAATGGCTTAAGAAAGTGTTTGAAGCGCCAGGCGATAAGATTATGCACAACGCTCAATACGACCTCGGGTGGATACGTGCTATGGGTTTTGAGGTTAAAGGCCGAGTCATCGATACCATGTTGACCGCTGCGCTGCTGGACGAAAACCGATTCAGCTATAGTCTTAACGCACTTTGCTACGATTACTTGGGAAAAACAAAGTCGGAGCAAACACTTACTGCTGCGGCTGTTGAGTTTGGCGTGGATCCTAAGGGGGAGATGTGGCGGTTGCCCGCTATGTATGTGGGTCCTTACGCAGAAGTCGATGCCGAGATTACGCTCGAGCTTTGGGGGCACTTTCAAAACCTGTTGAATAAAGAAGAACTTTGGGACATTTGGAATCTTGAGACAGACCTGCTTCCGTGTCTGGTTGAGATGACGGAGAAAGGCATACGCTTTGACGTAGACCAAGCGGAACGCACAAAGCAGCACCTTCTAAAAGAGGAAAAGCAAGTCCGCAAGAATATCAAACATATTGCAGGATGTGACGTGGAAATCTGGGCGGGAGCATCAATAGCTAAAGCGTTTGACAAAGTTGGGATTACATACCCTCGAACGGAAAAAGGCGCTCCAAGCTTTACTAAGACTTTCCTCAGTGAGCATCCTCACGAACTTGCACAGTCTATAGTTAGGGCGCGTAACTTAAATAAAACCCAGGGCAGCTTCATCGACGGGTTAATTAAGCACGTAGCGCGCGACGGTAGGATACACAGTCATATCAATCAAGTGCGTTCTGATCAAGGCGGCACAGTCTCTGGCCGCATTTCGATGAACAACCCGAACATGCAACAAATCCCGGCGCGTGACCCTGAAATAGGTCCCCTTATCAGAAAGCTGTTTTTACCCGAAGAAGGGGAGAAGTGGGCTGCAATAGATTTCTCGCAGCAGGAACCACGGATCTTGACTCATTACGCCAAGGTTTTTGGTGATTACCGAAATCTCAATATGCCCGGTGTCGAGGAGTTTGTGCGGGCCTATAACGAAAACCCTGACATGGACTTCCATACGATGGTTGCTGAGATGGCGGATATCCCTCGTAAACAGGCAAAGGTAATTAACTTAGCCATGATGTACGGCATGGGGGCACAGAAACTTGCAGGACAACTAGACATCCCTCTAGAGGACGCTAAGGCCCTTGTTAAGAAGTACCACAAGCGCGTACCGTTTGTTAAAGGACTTACCCAGGGCATACAGCGCCACTTAGAAGATCCGCGCTCACCGGGCTCTGTGCGAAGCATAAAGGGGCGTAAGTGCCGGTTTGATTTATGGGAGCCGGACAGTTTTGAAATGAACAAAGCGTTGCCTTACGAAGAAGCAGCCGCGGCCTACGGACCAACGACAAGGCTTAAGAGAGCTTACACCTATAAGGCGCTGAACCGGTTAATTCAGGCAAGCGCCGCGGACATGACCAAGCAGGCCATGGTTGACTGCTACAAGAGCGGTAAGACCCCCATGCTGCAAGTCCATGACGAGCTGGCGTTCAGTGTTACAGATGCGGCAGAGGCTAAAAGTTTATCTAACATTATGACTAAGGCGGTGGAGTTAGTCGTTCCTAGTAAATGCGACATAGAAATGGGCGAAAACTGGGGAGAATATGTTGAAATTGCTGAGTAGTATTATATAATCTCATACAATAAAGTTTAGGAGACTGTCTTGGATACTAACAAATGGAAATCGGTGCTTCTTCCTCGTGAAGTGTACGATCAACTGTACATCGTATCGAAAGTAGAGGGGCGAACCTTAAGCGGACAGCTTCGTTTAATTTTCGATTCCTGGGTTAACGAAAACCTAAGTCAAAAAGATCGTGCTTATTTGCTTGAAGAAATAGAAAAGAAGCGTCTTCAGGAAGGACGGCCGCGTCCTGAGTTTACGCTTTGAAAATAACGATTCAGCTAGATGAGCAGGACATTGAGGAGATATTAATTTTGCTTGAGGAATATCCTGAACTTTTGCAAAAACTTAGTGAATCGTATCGTTTTCGTTATTCCAGTCCATCCAAAGTAGATACAAATTAATTGGGTCTAAAGACTTTTCGCAATCTGCGCAAATGGTAAGTTCTACTTTTGGCATCATGTCGGGGTCTCCCTGTATTGTCTCTACATAAGCCTGAAACTTTTTTTCACATTTTGGGCAAATAAATAATTTTGCTTCATCATCAGTCGTTAACTCGTCTGTTTCTGTAAAGCCAATCTCTAAGGGTATCAATGGGGATGTCATATTGTTGGGCTATCCACTTAACAGAGCGTTTTTCAATGTTTCTAGCATAGCGGACGGCTTCTACTATTTCAAAAGGATATTTGGTAGCGTGATGCGCTTTCATTTCTTTCCCTTACCGTTTGTAAAGCACAGATAATATAGGAAAAAAATGTGCGTGACAACTTGATCTAAGTACTTGTAACATATTTAATGTGCATTCATATAAAAGGAACAACTTATGACCGACGCAAAACACCTTTTAAATCAAGCGTTTAGCGAAAAAGAACTAATAGAATGGAAAAATTTAAATACTAAAACCTGGAATAAAGATATAAGAGCTGTTGCAGATTTAATGAAAGAGCACTTTGAAGACCCCGAAGCTCTTCTTACGCATTTAGTAAAACACGTGCAAAATGCCCGAAAGGAAGGTTACCCTAAGGATAATTTTCATTAGTTTGTTGACAAAAAAATATAAACGTTCTAGCTTGTAGGTGTTGTACCTCCCTGAGAAGTGATTATACCCGTGGTTGAGCAATCTCCCGCGGGGTTTTTTTTGACTACAATTTACCTTCCTTTACTAATGCTAAACGGTTAGCTTCTTGCGCAGCGGCTATGTCTTTTTTATTTTGCCCAGTGTACGGAACCGCCAATCTTTCTTTGATAAGGAGTTTCGTAATAGCTCCTTTTCCCGTCTTGAACTCGCCCAGAAATCTTCCAAACTTTCCTTTCTCTTTTGTTGTGAGAGCATATGTTCTTCCCACGACGAGAGCTTTTTGAACGTATTCTTTTGCGAGGAGTCCATGAGCTTTCTCCTTCTTATTTCTTGTGCGACATTCGGGAGTATCGCAACCGTGAAGACGAATACGCTCATTGCGACGCCAAGTATCAAACCCAAGATCAATGTCCACATCGACTGTATCCCCATCCACGATTTTTATAATGGTTGCTTTGTATTCGTACATTATCCTACCTCCACCTCTGCTTCTGTCTCAATCCAAACCTTTGCCCCGCATGAAAGCGGTTTGTCCGGGCTGTAGACCACGGTGCTCGGCCCATGGACCTGGACGCGGTTGCACTTGCGGTTTTCTTTATAGGTCTTGACCGTTAGTACGGGAAGGTCTGCGCCTTTGGTGTTGGCCCTGATGTGATGCTGGTTAACGTGGATCTTGGTTTTCATTAATACACCCTCCAGAGCATATAATTTCCGTCTCGCTGCTTACGCGTCGTGGCAAGCATGTTGTTGCGGCTGAACAGCATTTGCGCCGCCTTGGCGTCGTTTAAGGTTTCTACAATGACAGATTGTCCTTTTTTCATCTTGAGCAATGGCGCGTATTTAGATTCTGCGCCTGGTTTGCGTTCTGGGACGGGTATATTGTCAAAAAATTTAAATTCCATGTTTTTTTCCTGTCAAAAATTGTTTAAGCTTTACTGTAGTTTTTCTCCTTTATTCACATTAACACAACATAGAATCGCATACAATGGGCTACCCGCAAAAAATATCTTACCCCGACAAACAACAAAAAAAAATGCGAAGTAAAGAAATTGAAGGGCACGTGCAGGACTTTTTAAACAAAGGCGGAGTTATTAAAAAACTCCTACCCGAAGAATCGGCACTACTCGAGAAAAAGCACCCAAAGTCAAAAAAATTATTTAAAGAACAAATGGCTTCCAACCTTCCGGGTCAACTCCATCTCTGAGGACCAATCAGGAAAAACCGCGTCCGTGTGGTAATGCGTGGCCCCACCCACTACGTCAAGAGTAGTCGAAAGACCCGCAACACGAACCGCTTTCACCCAGGCGCGATCTTCAAATACCCTTTCAGGCTTACCGTCACAGTAAAATGAAAATTGGCACTTGTGGCGCACAGGTAAACCCGAAGACCACGGGCCCTGCTTCACCACCTTACAAGCATCACTCGGATAACGCGGATCACGGACACGGTTTAATACCACGTTGCCCACGGCCCACTGGCCGATAGAGCTTTCTCCACGCGCCTCGAAGTAGATTGCGAGAGCTATACACATAAGTTGTTCCATGGAATCGTAGGCTACTATAAAACCGGTTTATATATATATAGGAAATAAAATAGAAAATAAAAAAAAGTATAAAAATAGCCGTAACCGGTGTAACCGTGTAACCGAAGGCCTGGAAGACCCGCCAAACGTGGGTTTGAGCGGTTACGGTGAGGTTACGGTGGTTACACAAGGTAGCTTAGGGTCAATATCCGTTATATACGAATTATTTTGTTTTTTTTTTTTTTTTTTTTAATTTCTTCTCTATATATAAAAGGAAGTTTTTTGGTAAGATTCGTCCACATGAAAAAATCAATTTTAGCTAAACCCAAATATAAAGATCAAAACAAGCCTAAGCGAAAAGTCGGTAGGCCTATTGTTTCCGAAACTACTAAGCTTTCTCGAAAGCAAGAGTTGTTCGTTAAAATTTTGGTCAGTCAGGATGGGCAGATAACTAAGCGGGATGCCGCCATCGAGGCTGGTTTTCCGGCCAGTTCTGCTCACCAACGTGCTTACGAGATGACCAACCCCGCAAAGTGCCCCCATGTTGTTAGAGCAATACAGGAGTATCGAGGGGAGTTAGACAGAAAGTACGGTATAGATTACCAAAGGCATGTTCGAGATTTACAAAAGATTCGTGATGCGGCTTTTGCGGATAAGAACTATTCTGCGGCCGTTATGGCTGAATATCGCCGCGGGCAAGCCCAAGGCAACATTTACATCAACAAGTCTGAAATTCGTCATGGTACAATCGACTCAATGTCAAAAGACGAGGTTCTAAAAGCCCTTAATGAACTCCGAGGCCAGATTAATCCCGTGGGAGTCGTCATCGACCACCAAGACGACGAAAAAGAAATCGACGGAAAGCGCCTTTTGGTCTCAAGTCAAGAAAGCGATAAAACGTTACAAGCCACAATGGAAAACAACTAGATTAGAGTCTTGGGCTATGCCCGGTGTCCCTGACGTCCTACTTACGGATTCTAGTGGTCGTTTTCAATTAATCGAGCTTAAGAACTGTCCCGGCAAAGCGGTAAAGCTCAGTCCCCATCAAGTAAGTTTCCTGTCGGCTCACGCCAACTCTTTAGTTTGGCTTTTGGTCAGGCACACTCCGGCCTCTGCCCCTGATCAGTATTATCTCTACCGGGGCGACCAAGCCCCTGAAGTCAGTAAAAAGGGTTTGCGTGTGGAAGCACACCTTACTGATTTTAGTCTCGAACCCATTTTAAGGTTGATTGATGCACACAAATAAGGTATATAATTACATACGAGGTATCCACAATGTTACTTTCAGACGCTAAAAAGCAAATAATGCAATGGCTGCAGGAAGGCGTGTCTTGGCGTCGGGAGATGGCTGAAGATCGGTACAAGGTCTGTTTAGATTGTCCGAATTTTCGTAAAAAAGTTGATCAATGTGCAAAGTGCGGATGCTATATGCCAGCTAAAGTTTGGTTAGCCTGGGCGGAATGCCCCGAAAATAAATGGGGCGCAAGAAAAGAGGAATAAAAGAAATGATTTACAACGAACTAATCGCGTTTGACACCCCCGAAAAAAGCAGAGTATTTGAGGTTTTTTACGAAATTTTCCCTGCGGAACCTGATGTTGGCTATTTTGGTAATGGGAAAGATAGCTTAGAAATTATTGAGGTAAAGCTGAGACACGGTTTGCGCGGCAAACGCATAGAGCCCTCTTGGGAGTTAGCGGAAAATTTGGCTCATATCATTTACGACGGGATGCGATAATGTTTTTATTTATATGGTTAGAAAAGTACATCAGGGGCGGCAGCACGGAAGAAACTCTGGAAAAAATGAAAGAGAAACAATTAAAAAAAGGATTGCATTACACACAGCAATCGCATATAAAAGAGCTGCAAACCAATAAACCCGAGGAGAAACACGATGGCAACTTATTACCCCGAGACCGGAACAGTAGTAGATGAATGGTGCGTGGATGACGTTCAGCAGCAGCGACCGGATTTAAACTGGGAGCAAGCTTCGGATGTTCTCATGAGCATAGCGCACAAATTTGACGCCAATATTGGCATAACCTGGGACGTAATTGATTTTACGGCCGAGCACTTGTACCCCGAGGAGAAACGCTAATGAGTTATTCAATTGAAAATCTTAGGCTTATTTTAAAGATCGCTTCTTTAGCGGAGCGTGATCTACGTTTCGATTTAGATTCTGATGAACAGCAGGGGCTGTCTAATATCGGTGCTACCTATCTATCTGATGCGTCTAGAGAAGTTACACGGCTAAAGAATGCCACTCAAAAATTAATCGAAGAGAAGGAGGACACTTAGCTTGTCTTTAGCAGTTGACACCACATAAAAAAACTATAATAATGGCCTCAACATTAACAAAACGGGAGTTTCAACAATGCTGATTGCAACCGATAGGCAGATCAAACTTAGCACCATGACCGGAAAACTTACCGGTTTTAAGGCTATTAATACTAATACTGTGACTAATGAATTTTGTCAGAAAATGAACAAGACAGAATCTATTTGCGGATCGTGCTATAGCATGGCGATGCTGCAAGGGTCGCGAAAAAACTGCCAACCCGCTTGGCAAAATAATAGCGAGGTACTGAGCCAGGCACCGTTAAGTGCCAGGCAGCTACCGGTAATCAATGAGCGGTTTTTCCGATTCCATGGGCATGGCGAGTTAATCAACGCGACTCATTATCAGAACTTATGCAGCATTGCCGAGCATAATCCGGCGACTACTTTTGCGCTTTGGACTAAGCGCCGAAACTTAGTCAAGGGCAATAAACCCGCTAATCTAATTTTGATCTATAGCAATCCAACTATTGACCGTGTTCTATCTAAACCGCCGAAAGGATTCGACAAAGTATTCAATAACGTTGCCTCGCCTCGCACTAATGAGAATTGCACCGGCCAAAAATGCGCCGATTGCTTAGAGTGCTACCGCTTCGAAGGGTCATCAGTGATTATTGAGCGCGTTAAAATTAGGCATTGACACCACATAGAAACCGCATAATAATGACCGCTCAATCAATCAAAACGGGAGTTAATAAAATGGATATACATTGCAGACACTGCGGCGAACCTTGGGACTTAGACACGTTACACGAATTCGGCGATTACAATCGCCGCGCGAAATTATTTGCAAAGTTTGGTTGTAACGCTTTGATGAATGATGGCGACCTTGCAGAACCTTGCACCATGCCTTGTATTGACGAGGGCATTGCTGAAGCGAGCGGAGTATTACAAGACGACTCGCCGCACCCCGACGACTGGCTAGGCGCTAGTGATCTGCTTTTCATGATGGAGGAATTACGAGAATGAATATGACCTTCGAACGTGCTTTTGATATCGCTGCTAAACTCTCAAAAGAGGATAGGGAGTGGACATACGAGGTAAAAGTAAATGCGACCACTAGACTAGCCCGCATTCTAGTCAGCGATGAAGACGGCCACAAATTGGGATATCTTGGCGAACCTTCTGAATATTGGCCGACAATAGTTAAATAGTGAAACCGCGCGCCGTGAGGCGCGGGCTGTCAAGCAAAAGTTTTTCCCTGTGGTTCGTGAACCGTGGATCGTGGTGCGCGGCGAAAGGGTCGCGTTTTTTTGCAGCTTGGGGCGCGCGCCGTGGCGGGGGCGCGTTTTTTCCCAAAATCACGATTTTGGGGTTGCTTGTAAGAGTTTTATGTGTAACGATTCAATCTCCACACACTAACGGGAGTTACGAAAATGAAAATTATTACACGCGAAATAGAGTTAAAGCTAAAGGAAAACATGGCGCTACCAGAGGGGGAGCGGGTGCCGGTGCTTAAGATTTTCGGAGGCGTCGCTTGCACGTGGTTGATCAGCGAAAAGGAAGGTGATGTGCTTTTCGGACTTTGCGATCTTGGGCTCGGCTGCGCCGAGCTTGGTTATGTATCGTTGAGCGAGCTTGAAGGGTTGCGCTTTCCGCCGTTTGGTTTAGGCGTGGAGCGTGATTCGTGGTTCGAGGCCGACAAGACTTTGAGCGAGTACGCTGATGAGGCGCGAGAGCTCGGGGGGATTGCAGCATGAAGGGTTACATTTGTTTCCATCAACCAAGCGGTCGGCGCGTTGAGGTTCGCGCCGATTCTTCCTTTGCCGCGCGCAATGAGGGCGCGGCGCTGATGAAAGTAAAACCGTTAGACGTCTACGCTATTGTGGCAGAAGACGAAAACGGGGAGGCCGTGGTTCATTCTCCGGCGTCGCTATTGTGAGCGATCTGTGCATTGATTGCGATCGCGACACTTCGTTTGGCAGCGGGCTGTTTGTCAACCGAATTCCGGTACACGATGGCAAGAAACATGGGTTTCTATGTCCGGATTGCCAGTGCGAGGAGTGCGATTATTGTCACGAATCGGCACTTGGTTGGGGATCTGATGAAAAAGGCGGGATCATCTGTGATGATTGCGCCGACAAGAACACCGGACTCCACGCCGGTTAATCGTGAGCCGTGGGTCGCGGGTTCATTCCCGTTACCCGTGGCGCGCGGCGCATGGTGCCGAGCCTCGAAGGGGGCTCGGTTTTTTTTATGCTTGCATTACACACAGCAATCGCATACTATACACCCATGGACGTAATTCAGCGTCCACAATCGTGGAGATTAGATTATGAGTAACGTAGAAACCGCAATCGAAGGGATGATCCAGAACACTATTGACGAGCAGGACTTTGTTTGCCGACTCGATGCCGAGCAGTACACTGATGACCAGATCGCCGGACTCGAAGACAAGCTCGACGAGCTTGTTAACCAATTCGAAGAGCTGGAAAGCCGAACCACCTCTATCGAGTTAGTAAAAGATGGCGAGCCTCTTATGGCTCCAGAAGCCCCCGCCGCCGTGGAGCAAGAGCCGCGGGCAGAAAACCAGATAGACTGGATCATGACGCCTACTAACATAATTTCGGGCTATGACTCGAAAGCTTTGCTTCTAAGTTATATTGGGTCGGTACTAGCCCCGAGCCAGTCGCATCAAGCAGAGATGGTTATCGGGATGGTGTTAGCGACCGCGCGCAATCTGATTGACAAGCAATTGAAGGGGGAATCATGAGCCAAGTACTAGAAGGCGACGACATAATCCTGTTTGCGATCATAGCCCTCGAGTCCGCATTGCAGCTCGAGGTCAAGACTGGGATGAAGATGGGCAGCGGACGAACCGCTTACTCGATCGTGAAGGATCGATACGGGTTGAAGGGCAATAAGCAGCGAGTGCTCGAGCAGTTCAACCAGATTGTCAACGGGCTGCGTGAAGAGCGAGGCTTAGAACCGAAAGACTTGCAATCCACATAAAAATAACATACTATTAACACATGGCCGCAATTCAGCGGCCATGTATCGTGGAGATATCAAGATGATCAAGAACACCGAAGTTCAATACACACGCCGAGAGGCTAAACTTATCGCCGAGATTCTGGACGCCGCGCGTTCAGAATTCTACAAGGACAAAGACGAGCGCGGCGGTTCGTTCAAATACTTCTCTGATTCAGATATAGAGAAGTTCAGAACTATCTCGAGTTCATACTACTCGAGCAAGGTGACCAGTCTGGCGCTCACCCTCACCGAGGGTGAAGACGATTAACCATTGCCCGCAGCCGAAAAAGCCCTGGCATCCGCCGGGGCTTTTTTTTGCCTGCCGTTTGGGCAGGCGCATACTGGAACGGTCGATCTGGAACTCATCCCTAGCACAAAATTTCGCGCCGCGCAAGTCTTGCGCGCGCCCCCCTAGTGTAACGTTCCAGGTTTCCTGGAAGGGGGGCGCGCGCATGTAGGAATAGAGTCCCGGAATAGAGGCTAGATAGGATGTTGGAAGTGAAGCTTGTTTGTCTGTGAGAGATTGTTGGGGGTAGGATCTGTGGGACAGGAGCTTGAGCATGTTTGTCACAAACAATACGGCTCAAAAATATTATTAAAAAAATTTACAAAAAAAGTACGCATGGTATAATAATATCTCATAAAAAGGAGGCACAACATGAACGATGAAAAACCTTTGCTAGCCGATGGATTTGACGACGCCGTCTTGGGCCTGAGCCGTGGACCGGGCAGGGAGGACGTTGCGGTGTACAGCATAGACAAATGCATTCAAGTCTTGGTCAAACGAGACGGCATGTCGGAGGACGAGGCGATTGAGTTTATGGATTTCAATGTCTTGGATGCGTTTATGGGTCCCATGACGCCTATTTTTGTGTACGAGATGGATGCTGCGTTGATAAATGAGTATGCTGACACGCTTGAGTGATCGCGGCCCACGGGCCACGGGGGAATATTTTTGACAAATTTATCGGGAACGACGGATGAGCAGGTTTTAAAGCTTGAGCTTCGGTTGGCGCAATTGGAGCGTGTTGAGGCTTGTCAGGATAGTTTTTTAGATTTTGTGCGTGCGGTTTGGCCGGAGTTTATTGCGGGTGAGCATCACAGGATTATTGCGGAGAAGTTGGAGCGTGTTGCTCGTGGTGAGCTTAAGCGTTTGATTGTGAACATGCCGCCTCGTCACACTAAGAGTGAGTTTGCGAGTTTTTTGTTTCCGGCTTGGATGGTTGGCAGGAAGCCTTCGTTAAAGATTATCCAGGCGACGCACACTACGGAGCTTGCTGTAGGTTTTGGTCGTAAGGTGAAGAACTTGCTGGAGCGGGAGGATTATCTTGAAATATTTCCTGAGGCGAAGTTGGCTGCGGATTCTAAGGCCAGTGGTCGATGGGATACTGCTCGTGGTGGTATGTATTACGCTGTTGGTGTTGGTAGTAATTTGGCTGGTCGGGGCGCTGATTTATGTATTATTGACGACCCGCACTCTGAGCAGACCGCTATGTCAAATGCTGGTTTTGATGACGCGTGGGATTGGTACACAGGTGGTCCGAGACAGCGTCTCCAGCCGGGTGGATCGATAGTATTGGTGATGACTCGTTGGAACGAGAAGGATTTGACGGGTCAGTTAATTAAGCAGATGACGGGAGACGAGAAGGCGGACCAGTGGGAAGTGGTTGAATTTCCTATGGAGTTGCCTTCTGGGCAGCCTGTTTGGCCGGAATATTGGTCTTTTGACGATTTGACGGCGGTCAAGGCGTCTATTCCGCCGGGCAAGTGGAATGCGCAGTATCAACAGCAGCCTACGGGTGACACGAACGCAATTTTGAAGCGTGAGTGGTGGATGATGTGGGAGCACGATTCTGTTCCGAAGCTTGAGTATATTATTCAGAGTTACGATACGGCGTTTAGTAAGAAAGAGACGGCGGACTACAGTGCGATCACTACGTGGGGAGTTTTTTATCCTGACGAGGGTACGCAGCCTAATTTAATTTTGTTGGATTCAAAGAAGGGTCGGTGGGACTTCCCGGAGCTAAAGCGGGTGGCTTACGAGGAATTTAAATTTTGGGACCCTGAGACGGTTATTATCGAGGCGAAGGCGACGGGTATGCCTTTGACTCACGAACTGAGGAATATGGGAATACCTGTTGTAAACTTTACCCCCTCTAGGGGTAATGATAAAGTATCTCGTGTAAACAGTATCTCTCCGCTTCTTGAGAGTGGGATGGTCTGGGCTCCGGACACCCGGTGGGCTCACGAGCTTATAGAAGAGTGTGCCGCGTTTCCTAATGGCGAGCATGACGATTTGGTGGATAGCACCACACAAGCGTTAATGCGTTACCGACAGGGTAACTTTGTACAGCTCCCGACAGACGATTGGGAGACCGACGACCACGATTCACGGACTTTTCGATATTACGGATAGAAAGCATGGGCACTAGAGTACCTTATGGTATAACCGTCACTGGTCAAAGACCCAGTGGGACTTCCTATAGCTCCAATATGTTGTCTGGTTTTACAAACAGAAAAGACAGCATTGGAGATTCCGGCGGTCTTATGGCGTGGGACGGTATTGGCCGAGATCCCTCTTTAAAAACGCCAGAAGAACTTGCGGAAGAAGCTCGTGAACGCGCCAAAGAGGGAGATAATCCGTACTTTAATAATTTTAATGGTCCGACCCTTGAAGAACTATATGCGAGGATAAACACCGCCTATGGCGGTGATACGGCGGGACAAGTCGTTACTTCCGCAATGGAAAGTGATTATTTAAATGCGTTAGGCGAGACGTATTCAGAGCAATTAGCGCGAGAGGCTCTGGAGCGTAGCAACCAATACGAAAACGAAATGCTTACTAAAAACAACGCAGCGACTCAAGCAGCGGAAGCAGCCCAAACAACAGAACCAACAACAAAGCAAATTGATACGCAGGACAAAGACGACGAGTTTCAAGTAAAAGTAAATGCCGCGGGAGGCGTGAACCCTGGAACGTTAGGCGAGGTAATTAAAGTTGCCGAGGAAGTTTATGGGGAGGGCAGTTCACGAGCGATAGTTTCGGTTTTGGCTGAATCAATTAAAGCCGGTATTACGGGAAAAGATCTTTCAGAGGCTACGGGTCTTTCGGAAGAGGAGGTTTTTGAAGCGGGAAAGAATGCGGCCAACGATTCTAATAAAGAGCTGTCTGCTTCGGAGGTTATTAACGGTGGTTTAAACACCGTTTACGACGTAGTCAATAGTGCGATAGATCTGGTTGAAGCGGGTGTGGATTTAACCGGTTTAGACAAGGTCATAGACGTTGTAGGCAACACGGTTTCTAAAATTGGAGGTTTAATTCCTAGTCAGGCCAAAAAAGTATTGGTGGTAAACCCTGTCACGGGACAGGTTACGGTGCAGGCGTCAAATCAGCCGCAAGGCGGTATCATAGGCTCTTTGCCGCAAAGTCCTTACGTACCTATAGGCACTACAAGCGGTGGCACAACTTACGGTGTAGATGCCGAGAACGCTCTTTTGAACGTGGTTTTGGGCAAGATAAGAACGCAAGGTGGTTTAGATATAAAGGACACTAATTCCATAATTTCTGCCGCCGCAGAAGAAATTTTAGGAATTCCTAGTGAGGTAACTTCAAATGTTATTTCAGGGGTCGTAGATGCAACGGGTGAGTTAATAGAGGGAATTACTGGAGGTGAGAGTACATCTAGTCTGGATAACTCAGGTACCTCAACAATTTTTGAAACGGTAAACGGCGTCACAGGCAACGACACGGTAACAGGCGGTACGGGTAACGACACGGTAACGGCCGGGGCAGGCAACGACACGATAACGGGGGCAGGTAACGACACCACCGTTTCTGCGACTGACGGATTGATGGGTCCTTTTCAATTAGACGAGGACGGCAATACTATTGCAGACACGGGCCAATCTAACACTACGCTTACTCTTGGGCCCACCATAACGGCAGCTACGCCTTGTGATACTGCGGGAGAAGTAAGAGACCCTGTGACTTTAGTCTGTGGTAAGCCAACCGGCGGTGGTGGCACTGATAAGATCATCTGTCCGGACACGTACAATAACGCCAAGGCGGAAGTAGACAGCTTAGATGAGTGCGGCGGTTTAAAATCAACAGGCGGTAAAACTAAGGTCTGTCCTGAGGGAACAAAGCTAGCGAATCAGACTGTAGACATAAACACGGATTGCGGGACAATAACAGGCGGTCAAACTAAGCTATGTCCTGAGGGAACAAAGCTAGCGAATCAGACTGTAGACATAAACACGGATTGCGGGACAATAACAGGCGGTCAAACTAAGCTATGTCCTGAAGGAACAAAGCTAGCCGGTCAGACTGTAGACATAAACACTGACTGCGGGATTATAACCGGTGGCGGAACTAAGCTATGTCCTGAGGGAACAAAGCTAGCGAATCAGACTGTAGACATAAACACGGATTGCGGGACAATAACAGGCGGTCAAACTAAGGTCTGTCCTGAGGGAACAAAGCTAGCGAATCAGACTGTAGACATAAACACGGATTGCGGGACAATAACAGGCG